GAAGTATAACACCCTTCTAAGTAAAAGAAAGAAGGGCATACGACGGAAGTTATCCCCCAGACAGAAAATCGATGTGTGGTCTGACATCGTTGCAGGGACCTGGTTAGAAGTCTCGTTTGGCTGGAAGCCTCTTGTGAAAGACACGCAAGACTTGGCCGAAACCATAGCAAGGTTCACCTTGCCAGATCAGCGCCGCACTCGTGTGCGGGCTTTTGTGCCGGGACTTCTCGGTTCAGAGATCAATGGCTTTGCTTCCGACTTTGCCGGGAGTACAGCTGTTGGTGCCATGGTTGATTTCAGAACTGAAACAACCGGAGGCATACAGTTTATCTGTGGCCTTCGAACCGATGGATCCGGTCCAACTAACCAGTTGGACCGACTGCGAAGTCTCTCGGGTATTACCCTCGAGAACTTCGTGCCGACGATCTGGGAGTTGCTTCCGTTCAGTTTCCTCGTTGACTATTTTGTCAACGTAGGTGATATACTGAATGCAGCTTTTACCCAGACGACCGGAGTAACATGGAAGATGAAAACGCGAGTTCTGAAAACTACACGAACAATCGTGCAAGATCCGTTCTTCGCGCAACCGTCCCCTCCATGGGTTGTGAAGTCGTTCTCTGGAAAGAGAGCGACCACGACCGCGGTAATGTCTTCCGTCGAGCGTATACCTATAGTTGAGAGTCTCGGTATTCCTGATCGAGTTATGTCTACCCCTTGGGGTAACATGAATCGATCCTGGAACATCGTGGCTTTAGCTAATGGGTTTCGCTCTAACCACCACCCTTCCTCAATTACGAGGCTTAGATGACTTTTGCCCTTACCTCGCCCATCACGGGCCAGGCTCAGACGAATCTCACTTCCCCTACTTACACGATCACGGCGGATACTCCGCCTGACGTTAACAGTAAGCAGTGGGCTGTGACCGCTCTGGGCGGCACACAGACGAGTGTCATCACTCATTCTGTGGCTGCTCCGTTCACGATCGCGATGTTCAGACCCAAGGTGGCCCAAGCCTTGAGCCCTGTGGATCCGGTCACTGGTGTTCTCAAGCGCGTGCCTTACAACACGTACAAGATTATCACCAGGAAGGGAGTTCTTCCTCTGGCCGGACAGGCTTACAAGAACATGGTCATTACGACCGTGCTCGAGACGCCTGCCGGTTCGGATACGGCTGATGCAGCAAACATCCGTGCCGCTCTTTCTGCCCATTTCGGAGCTCTGGTTCAGAGTTCCGCGGGCATTGGCGACACGGCGGTCCAGGGCATCCTCTGAATCCTCAGAGAACTCTGGTTTCTATTTAGTCAATACAGGAGTCGCCCTATTGGGCGCCATGAATCATGACCAAAGAAATCATTTTCGCAGATGGCGAGATTAACCTCCAACTGATCTCTCGTAGCCTTAACAGGCTTGAGCGTGAGGCAGAGGATCCTAACGTCGGTCTCATCAACGCAAATCAAGCTCGCGAGAGCTTGGAAGCGTTGTGGGACTCGCTAATGGCGTACGTGCATGAAAATGCCGAGTTACGCCAACAGCTTGAGATTCTGCGAAAAAGGAACAACTCGAAGGCACAACCTAAAGTTGCCGCCCTCGAGAAGTCGCCAGAGTCGACATTCGAACACGGGTTACTAGACAATGGGGAAACCTATTTATCCAGACTCGCGGACGCACAGGAGGCTTCACAGCCAAGTTGGCGTTCAAGAGGGGGCATGGTGCCCAAACACGTGCTCGAGTGAGTTTTCGAAGAACTTACAAGGAATATCCGATGCAAGATTATGCAAAGATCAAGTCCTTGCTCCTTCAAGACTTGGAACCGTGGAGTTCTTGGCATGACTTCCCGTCTTCTGACATGGATGTCAAAACCGTTCGAGCTCTTTCTTTGCGCAACAGCTTCTTTAAGAAGTTGTCGCCTGGAGGTAACTCTGCGACTGCGGATGAACATGCCTTGGAGAAATTCAAGCGCATTAACTCTGCGATCAAAGAGGACTTCCATTTTGACGCGCAAAGCGAAGTAGATGCTTACCTATGGAACCTGTTTCAGGATAACATAGGCAGAGTACTCGACTTTGACGTTTCTGACGTGAACTTTGACCTCGACTTTATGAGGTCTAGTTTCAACGTTGGTCCGGGTGCTTCCCTTAAGGTCAACTCGGAGAGCTTCTACACGAAGCTTTTTGAGTCTGATCTTACTGCGACGCATCCGTACCTGGTTGCCCTTTATCGGGCTGCCATCTGTCACTCTGAGATCTGGTCGGCCGCAGAGCGGAACCGGTCCGGGACCTTCGGGGTGCAGATTGTTGAAGGTAATCGTCTATTTTTCGTCCCAAAGACGAGTGAGATCTCGCGGACGTGCTGTACTGAGCCTCTCTTGAACATGATGTTCCAGAAGGCTCTCGGAGCATTCATCGAGTTAAGGCTAAGGAAGCATTTCGGGATTAGTCTCGAGACGCAGCCTGACTTTAACCGTGAGCTTGCTAGGGCTGGCAGTGTTGATGAGTCCTTTGGGACCATCGATCTTGTAAGCGCTAGTGACAGCATATCATGGAGTCTCGTCCAGCGGATCTGTCCAAAGAACCTTTTGGGGTTCCTAAGGATATTCCGTTGTGACAGGACCGTTCTTCCAGACGGCTCTGAAGAGACTTTAAAGATGATTTCTACAATGGGGAATGGTTTTACCTTTCCCTTGCAGACAATCATTTTCGCGTGTGCGGTTCGAGCTGTGTATCAGGCGAAGGGACTACCCTCGCACTGTCCTCGGACTCAGTTTGGCGTCTTCGGAGACGATATCGTTGTGCGCCGTGAGGCGTACGACGGTGTTGTCTCCTTGTTGACCAAGCTTGGGTTTGAGGTGAATGGTGGCAAGTCATTCAATACTGGCCCGTTCCGTGAGTCTTGTGGTTTCGATTGGTACCGCGGATATTTTGTCCGTGGTGCCTATATCAAAAGCCTAGAGACTCGCTCCGAAGTGCTTTCAGCTATCAACCGCCTTAATCGGTGGTCTGCTCTGGCTGATATCCCTCTTCCCCGTACCGTTC